TCAGGGGGTTGGTGCTAGAGGGGCTAGTTATTCCGCTTCTAAGTGACAACTGGGTAGAGAGTTTCAGTGTTGTATATATCCATACCCCATGTGGGATTAGTTTCCTGAAATAACCACGCCGAACCACTAGTGGTGGTGCCAAACTGAGAGGCATTTGCTGATAAAACAGTAGAAGTAGAACCATCGGAGACCCATGTAATCTGAGTCCATGCGTCCTGCTCTAAAACTCCAGTCGTTGTTATATATAAAATATGAGTATCCGTGCTCGCTATGGATAGAACGTAATTGAAGTCAATGAAGCGCACACCCGATATTGTGTCCTTCACCCATGTCCCACCAAGCGGACCGAGTATTGGCGCGGTACCAACTCCAGCAGCTAATACATACCCTTGGTCATCAGCAATATTAGTCTCAAACTCCAAATCGCCCGCTAACTTTATTACGCCAGCTGTGCTAGACATGAACATTAGCCTACTCCTGTACCGTATACGATTGCGGTAGATGTTGAGTCCCAGTACACAGTCATTGCACCACCAGCAGCCAAGGTTCTATCGCCGGTCAAAGGCGCTCCTCCAGCGGTGTATGCTGATAACGTAAGTCCAGTACCTTCTTCGATATCCATAGGTAGTCCGGTAGCGTTAAGTATTACTATCCAACGATTAATAACGCTCGCTGTAGCTACTGTTAAAGTTCTAGCTATAGAACCATCAAACTTTATTACGTTCTCCTCGTCAGCATCAGTAGTTGTGTAGTCAGCACTACTAATCCAGAACGGGGGACGGCGGGTACCAATACGTAGGTTAGTGTCACCATGCGCATCAAATACTACGTCACCTTCAACATCAATACGGTTATCTGAGCTAGAGGCATCAAGTGTAAGTAAGTTTAGCCTTCCTTCGGTTGTGGAGTCGTCTACGCTTAACTCCATCGTACCTAATGTTGGCGAAGATACACCTGTGAAATTCCGCGATTGGAACTCCAACCCTAATGTAGTTGTGGCATTACCCGGTCTAAAGGCGAATGCCCCCCATGTATTCCAGTCTGCGAGTATGCTTGCTGGGTAGTTTGACATGGTTTGAAACGCCCGCTGCCAACCCCCTGCTACACCCGGCTCCCCAATTTGATTAAGTAGAGCTATAGGGCTTTGCTCGTTATCCCACCCTTCCGAAGGTACTGGTAAGAGTGGTATATAGTAAAATAGTCCAGTTGCGGCACTGCCTGAGTATACGCAGTAGTCATTCTCTAGGATATCAGCGCGGTTATCAATAAGGTCGTTCACCATGAAGTCTAGCGTGCGATATGCGGGTATAAAGTCCCTTCGTATTCTAGAAGCGGTCATAAGTATGTACTCGATATGTTGACAAGCGTTTAGTTTACACTCATATTATCGCAATGAGCGAAAAAAACATACTGCGAGTAGTAACGCCTAAGGAACTTGCTGATAAAGAAGCTGCTGAGGTTAGTTTTGGTATAGCCACAGATACAGACGCACCCAAGTACACTGAGCTGGTATCCCACTTACGAAAAGAGTTCGGTAACGCTCGGAGCGCACGGTACCAATCCGGCATATCACAGCGCATGATTGACTCATTACGTACTTATAGAGCGCTATATTCCCAAAGTAAAGACAGAGAGATAGGGGCTTTTGGTGGGTCAAAGGTTCATAGCCGAGTAACAGCTACAAAATGTCGTGGGGCTACCGCGATGCTTAGAGACTTATACCTTTCAGCTTCAGACCAGCCTTGGGTTCTAGCGCCAACCCCAGTCCCAACTATCCCAGAGAGTATCGCAGCGTCAATATCGGAGATGATTGCTGCTGAGGTAGGTATGCTGCAGGAAGCTGGCATACCTATTACACCTGATATTTTAGCTGAGAGGCTAGAGCAGCTTACTCAGCAAGCTGAGCAGAACGCAGTAGCCACCTCTGTAGATGAGGCAGCTAAAAGTACAGAAGTACTAAACGACATACTTATAGAAGGTGGATACTATAAGGCAATGCGGGAGTTCTTAATCGACCTCCCCATCTTCCCCATCGCTGCCATGAAAGGTCCTATAGTTAATAACGTGGCTAAAACAAAGTGGGTAGATGGTGTCGCTGAGCTGGTGTATGAACCCCAGATGCAGTGGAAGCGCGTTAGCCCCATGGACCTGTACTTCACTCCAGATTCTGGCACTTTAGAACAGTCCTATGTCTTTGAACACATCAAGATGGCTAAGACGGACTTAACGGCACTTATCGGAGTCCCCGGATACAACGAGGAGGCTATTCGTGCGGTTCTTGATGACTGGGAAGCTAAGCGACAGTCCCAAGAGTGGCGAGGTTGGTTTGAGACAGAGCGGGAAGACCTTGAGTCCCGTGATTATTTTACATCTCGTGGCAAGCTAATTGACGCTATTGAGTACCACGGTGTAATTAACGCTGAGATGTTGGCTGAGTACGATGTGATACCTAAGTCTGAGGACGGCAAGTATGACTCAGCTGAGATGTACATGGTTGACGTTTGGCTAATTGACTCTCAGGTACTAAAAGTACAGATTAATCCTTCTCTCGCTATGAAGCCCCCGTACTACGTAACTTCTTTCGAGAAAGTGCCGGGTTCTATATACGGGTATGGTCTTCCAGATATCCTTACAGACATTCAGGATGTGTGTAACGCCACTATGAGAGCGCTGGTTAATAACGTGTCCATCTCCTCAGGACCACAGGTCATAGTTAATGACGACCGGCTAGCTCCGGGGGAGGCAGGCAATGAGTTATACCCGTGGAAGCGCTGGCATATTAGTGACCATCCAGATGGTAGCTCTAAAGGCACACAACCTATTTCGTTCTTCCAGCCGCAGTCAAACGCACAGGAGCTGATGGCTATCTACGAGAAGTTCTCAGCCCTTGCTGATGAAGCGTCAGCACTACCAAGATATATGACTGGTGGGTCGGCTGGCGGTGCAGGACGTACTGCTTCAGGGCTAGCGATGCTAATGGAGAATGCCTCCAAGGTTATGCAGAATGTAGCCGCGAATGTGGACGATGATGTGTTAGACCCTAGTATTACTCGTGTATATGAGATGGTTATGCTAACTCAGGGTGATAATAAGATTATCCGTGGCGATGAGAGCATTCAGGTACGAGGTGTAACCGTAGCAGTACAGCGGGAAACTGACCGCATGCGTAAACTTGAGTTCCTACAGATGACAGCTAATCCTATCGACATGGATATAGTTGGTGCTGATGGTAGGGCTGAAGTACTTAGAGAAGTTGCTACAGACCTTGGCATGGATGGCAATAAAATTGTACCATCTAATGCTGAGCTTCAGCAGGCTAAACAGCAACAGCAGATGCAGCAGCAGCAGCAGATGATGATGCAGCAACAACAGATGATGCAGCAACAGGGCGGACAAGGACAGCAAGGACCCAATCCACAAGAGGCTAGGAATCCTGCTATGCAAGCCCGTGAATCCCAAGAAAATGTAACTAGAGGTATAGTTCAATGAGTACATTAGGCGTAACAAACAGCAAAGACTACCCTAAAACTGGCAAGCCGGAAACTCACGGTACCGAAAAGTTCATCGAGGGCTACGCCCCCGGAACTAGCGCACCTGAGTATCAACAAACTACTAACGATATGGACTACCCTAAAACTGGGAAGCTTATGAAGCCTGACCATAAAGGTCACCAGTCTTCAGAGAATACTAGCGATGGTTTCGTGGCTTCTCCTGCTTCGTCTGAGTATCAGCAGGTAACTAATGATGACCAGTTTCCTAAAGGTGGAAAGCGCAACATGTTCCCGTCTGAAGGTAAAGGTCCTAACATTCGTGAGCCAATGCCAAAGGAGCTGTAATGAGCTACTACAAACAAGTATCAAGCCCGACTTCTTTTCCGAAGTCTGGTCAGGTATCTAAGATTCGCTCAGAGTCAGCGTCTATTAAGGACTTAAGACTAGGGTCTATGTATGACGCAGCGGATGTTGGTTCTATCCCACCTTCCTATCGCACCATTGACTGCAACCAATACGCTAAAGAAGCTAGTGAGCGTAGTCGGCAGGGTAAGGGCGATGAGAAAAATGAGATTCGTACTGAAACATATATCTATGGTACGTACTTGCGTTCTAGATGAAACTCGGTAAAGATATAGCTATAGCAGTTGCTGATATACCGGATGTCTACATACAAAAAGTACTGTCTGTTGTTGATGCGATTGAGAAGAAGCAGGTCGAGGCTATGCTAACTGCTGAGCCGAAAGACTTGTTACCATTGCAGAAGTCGGTGCAGACCTTAAGGCAGCTACGTAAGGCTGTTGAAAGCGCACCGGAAGAAGCTAAACTTTATAAATAGAGGAATACCTAATGACTGAAGCAGCAGCTCAGGTCAAGGCTCCGCCAAAGCAAGCACAGAAAGAAATAGCTGACGCGGAACGCATGCACAAGGAATTGTACCCGTCAAAGGACATCACTTTAGATGACAACAGCCAAGATGAAATTGATGAGCTAGTAAGCTCATTAGAAGAGTCAGAACCATCTAAAGTCACCCCAGTAGCTGAAGTAGCTGAAATAGTAAGCACTCCCGATAGTAAGCCTAGGGAAGACTGGAAGCAGAAGTACTACACCTTACAGGGCAAGTACGATGCCGAAGTGCCGCGCTTAAGTAGTGAGCTACGTGACCTTAAGGGTCAGATTAGCGAGATATCCTCACGCCAAGCCGCGCCTGTAGAGGAAGTATCTCCCCAGACTGTAGGTCATTCATTAATTACTGAAGAAGAAGTCGAACTCTACGGAGAGGACTTCATTGATGTAGTAGGTCGCCGCGCACAGGAAATCGCTCAAGCACGGGAGAGTGGTACCATAGCTGAGCTGCGGAATGAGATAGCGAATATTAAAGGCACAGTCAACGATACAGGCAAACGTATTGAACGGACTGAGCAAGAAAGTTTTTACGTTAAGCTCGATAGACAGCTCGAAGACTGGCGTGAAATAAATGTTGAACCAGAGTTTGTTGGCTGGTTGGACACAGTAATTCCCGAAACACGGGGATTAACTAGGAAATCTGTGTTGATGGATGCGTTTAATAGTGGTAATGTCGAAGATACTGCGAACGTGTTCAGAACATATAAGTCCGCAAAGCAGGGAAACGCTCAACCCTCTGCGAGCAACATGGTAGGTCAACCCGCTGACAAAGCGACACTTGATTTAAACCAATATGTAGCTCCATCAGCAGGTCAAGGTAGCCCCCAAGGTAATACTGGCGAGAAAACCTCCCAGAAAATTTGGACCCAGCAGGAAATCGCTTCGTTCTATGCAGATGTTCGTCAAGGTAAATTTAGGAAACGTCCTGAAGATAAATCCAAGATTGAACAAGCAATAGTAAACGCTAGCGCACAGGGCAGGGTTCGTTAAAATAAATTTAACCCTATAAGGCTATTAACATGACTACAATTACTCCCGGCTTTACTTTTCCGATTGGTACCGACCAGCCCGGCGCAACTCCCGGCGCTGCCGCACCTAACCAATTCTATGGTGGTACTTTCATACCAAGCCTATGGTCAGGCAAACTCGTAGAGAAATTCTATGATGCAACTGTACTAGCGGCAATTTCTAACACTGACTACGAGGGTGAAATCTCAAAGTTCGGTGATAACATTATCATCCGTAACAAACCTTCAGTCACTATTCAGGCATACACCGCTGGTGCAGAGCTTGTTAGTGAGCGTCCTAGTGCGGACACTGTAAACCTGCCAATTGACCAAGGTAAGTATTGGGCAACTGAGCTTGACGATGTTATGGAAATTCAGTCTGACATCGACCAGCTGTCAATGTGGGCAGATGACGCATCTGAGCAGATGAAGATTGAGATTGATACCGATGTATTAGCGTTCTTAGAAGACAAAGCTGACGCAGCGAACAAAGGCGCAACGGCTGGTCGTAAGTCGGCTTCTATTGACCTCGGTGTAACTACGGCTCCTCTGACCATTGATAAGAGCAACGTGATTGATATTATCATTCGCGCTTCTCAGGCTCTGGATGAGAACAATGTCCCTGAGTCAGGTCGTTGGATTGTTATCCCTGCTTGGGTAGCATCACGTATCAAGAACTCCGAACTGAAAGATGCATCATTGACCGGTGACGGCGCAAGCATCCTTCGTAACGGTCGTCTTGGTCAGATTGACCGCTTTACTCTGTACATGTCTAACCTTCTGCCACAGGCTACTGTCGGTGCTAATGAAGAGTACACAGTATATTTCGGTCATTCAGTAGGCTTGACCTTCGCATCACAGGTAACCAAAGTTGAAACTCTGCGTTCAGAGAAGACTTTCGGTACCATCATGCGTGGTCTGCAGGTCTATGGTCGTCAGGTTGTAAAGCCTGTCGGTCTTGGTCAAATTATCTGCACGCCTAACTAGGAAACAAGTAGGGGTGGCTTAACCGCCACCCCTCTTTCCTCATGGCATGGACTATAAATGAAGCAATAGCGTCAATCAGAGAAATCCTCAAAGATGAGGTATCTGATGCTTACCGCTATTCTGATGAATCACTAATCCGAATTATGAATATCGGATTTACTGAGCTACACACTAAACGCCCTGATGCATTTATTGTTAGCGAGCCGTGGACTGTTGCTAAAGTTAGTGATATGGATGCGGAGTTTCCTGTCGCACTAAATTTCTTTAACCCGATTATCTACTTCGTATGTGGCTACGCTGAGCTGCGCGATGATGAATATTCACGGGACCAACGTGCTGCTATCCTACTAGAACAGTTTAGGATGGAAGTTACAGGGGATAAACGTGTCTAACAGCGACTATAGGGACGGAATTGAGGACGACTGCAACGGTACCCTTCTTGAGATACTTGAGGAGATAGCCCCTAAGATACCCGGCGCGGTTACTCAGTACATACAGAAAGAACTGGTTTACTCGGTTAGAGAGTACTTCCGCCTGTCACAGTCGTGGCTAGAGTACCTTCGCCTACCAGCGCTAAACCAGAACATGATGCCGTATAATGTTAACCCTGTGGATAACAGCAACAGTAAGGTATACGCCATACTTGGTTTAACTCGTAATGGGCTACCCCTACACCGTGGCGCGGTTAATAATGTTACAACTGAGTTCGGTGCTAGGTTCGATGGCTCGATTACAAAGAACTCTTCCCCTCGCGCCTACTACTGCAATCCACCAGCAACCATATACTTCCTGTCAAATATACCAGACGGTGTAGAAGTAGATAACTTAATTGCTCAAGTTTCTTTAGTACCACTAACAACAAACTTAAGTAACATGAGTATGCCAGAGTGGATTATTGAGCAGAATCGTGAGGGTATAATTGCTACAGCAATGTCTAGAATGTACCGTGAGATTAACAAGCCGTACACTAGCAAGACTGACGCTGAGTACTATGGAAGGCTATCTAGATACTATATTGCGCAAGCTAAAGTTATGGCACAGAAGAACTACGGCAATGGTGAGCACCAGTGGATGTTCCCAAGGGCGACTAGATGAGTGGTCATAACCAGATACTTCCAACGTATAGACAAAAAATGCTACTCGGGCAGGTTAGCTGGTCCGTTGCTACAATACGCTGCCTAGCACTTACTATAAAGTTGGGCGAGGCTGATATAGAAAATAATGTGTATACCTATGTGGCGGATTTACCTTCTGATGATGTACTGGATGTACCCAGTGACATCGTTACGAATACGGCTGTAAGCTCCCTTGGTGTTGCGGAGTGTTCGGATATTGTTTTTACTGGACTTACTTCTGGTTCAAGAACCGTCCAGAGCTTTGTAATTTATGAAGATACTGGCGCTAGTAGTACAGACTTACTTATAGCCTATATCCCGTTAGCTAGCGGAATGCCATTTACAGCAGGTGGGGGCATTACAACTCTTTCACGACCGTCAGGTGAAGCGGGGTTCTTCCGTGCTTAGTGGTATAAACTCAGCAGCTGTTAACTCATACCCAATTAACGGTGGTAAGCAGGTTATTGTATCTACTAGCGTACAGGCTTTTTACTGGGAAGATTCCATAGTTTACGCTTTTAGTGTTAATGAGAATGTAAACACTGAGTGTGTAGCGATAGACTTCCTGCCCCGCGAAAATCGTACTGCATCCCTCCAATCACGTTCAAGCACGTTGTGTTGCTAATGACTGTCTTAAGTACATACACTAAACAAACTATAGAGAAGAAACGCTATAGAGTTGACTACAGCCGATGGCTTAACCAACCTACTGAGCGGATTGAATCTTATGAGGAACCAATAGTTACTGTATTGAACTCTTCTACAGTACTTCCTGATAGTTTGCTTGTTACTATTGATTTTCTTGTACTAGAGAATCAAGCACTTGAGTATGTTGTAGCTAATGGCGAAAATAATATCCATTACAGAGTGTCAATAGTTATGACTACGACAGAGGACCAGATTGTTGAGACATCTATAGACTTCAGGATTAGAAACTATGAGTAGGCTAGTATTCAGAAATCGAGTGAGTGTAGCTCTGGCTAATAATCAGAACACTGGAGGAGTAGAACCAAACTATAGTTCTACGGATACAGAGTTCTGGGTTGATGGGACTGGTACTGAGTTTCCTCCAGCGTCTGTGGGCATACTTAACGAATTTTTCATATCTATAAATAACCAAGCTGGTGTAACTGAAATTTGCTTGGTCACTGAAAGGACAGCCAATAAGCTAACTGTTTTACGAGGTCAGGATGATACTCTCGCAGTCGCATGGAACGTAGGCGACTTGGTGGAGATGCGACCCCACGCTGGTAGTATGGATAGGATGCTACAAAACCGAGATGATAAACTTATTGGTCCACTTGACGCTAATGACCAAGATATTACTGACCCAGCTATACGGGGGGGTTCAAGTTTTGGTATGGACATTAAGGCTACTGATGGTCTAGCGAGTAATACCTTAGTAGTTCCTCCTAATGGAGCACCAGTGACTATAGGGGGTTATGCGGTATGGACAACAAAAGAACACCCAGAGGATGACTCGCGGTATTACAACCCACCCGGAAGCATTATAATGTGGAACGGGGAGATTGCTCCCCCTGACTGGGCTTTGTGTGATGGCAAACCACCACCCGGTGGTGGTATTAAGCCTACTCCTGACTTGCGTGCTAGATTTATAATGGGCTGGAACTCTGGCGATGGTGCCTATCCCAAAGTTGCGGGCGCTCCTGCTGAGACAGAGACTATGCTCGCTGAAGCTGGAGACTATCTTCGTACAGTTACTGAACAACTGGGTCATAACCATACGGGGCTGGTAGGGGACCATGCACTAACCGAAGCAGAGATGCCTTCGCATAGACATGACATCGTAACCGTGGATAATGAGTCTGGTGGTGGTTATCCAGCTACAGGTGATATAAAAGACTACACAAAGGGGGGAGAGACCCAGTATACCGGCGGTGACGGTACACAAATCCCCGGTAATGGTTTACCACATGACCATACTATTGATACTGACGGCGCACATAATCACACGCTTGATAAGGATGACCTAACACCGTATGTTGTTCTGGCTTTTATAATTAAATTGAACGCTGCGGGACAAGTGCCATGAGAATAAAGTTTAGCAATAATGCCGTTGGTAGCTTAACTGAGACTGTTACAGCTTCAGCGTCATACACAACCGTAAAGGTAAATTCTGAACTTATACCTCTACTTCCGACTATTGTTACTAGCGAAGACTTCTTCGTACTTACACTTGAAGATAGTGACGCTGCTGTAAAGGAAGAGACTGTTCAGGTTACTAATGTATCTGGCACTGACCTTACTGTTATACGAGACTGGGATGGCACTGGTCTAGGAGTGTTTGATACTACTACAAGCAGCATAGGGCTTCGCCTCACAGCTAAGGCGCTTAATGATACCGTAGTAAAGATGCAGGACGATGCGCCGCTAACAGACGGTAGCAGAGTTATTGTTGATTCACAGGGATTACTTGTGGATAGCCCCCCTGAGTTTGATAGGGTACACCAGTACTATAGCGTGAGTGGCTCTGGCACTACTGGACAGGTTGATTTTACTGTTACCGGTTCAGGCGCTGCCGCCTCTTTCGCTGCTTATCCCGGCACTGAGGAGGTTTACCTGTCCTTCCTCAGAATGCCTACAACTGAATACACAATATCTGGTAATGTTGTTACATTAGCTAGTCCTGTATACAACCGTACTAAAGTTAGTATAAGCTACATAAAGATAATATAAAGGAACTGTCATGGGAAATGCTTCACAATTACATAGAGCGGTTGCTAACCGAGTTTTCGATGGCAACCCTTACCTAGCCTCTAATCCGTACTATATGCACGCTGAGACTATTATGGGCGGTGCTTCTGTATGCTCATTTAGACTTCTTGGGGACGCTGCTGATGGCAGTACCGTAGCCCTAAATGTACGTGCTAATATTTCCGGCTTTGAAACCACTGCCTCTATAGTCCTAGTATTGGGTAATAACCCGAACGGACTAGGATATTGGAATCCAGTAGAAGTAGCTAACATGTTTATGTCAGATGGTCCATCTTCCCCAGATATTGGTACTCCTACAGCTGCCAACGGGATAATTTCGTATGACGTAACGAGTAATGCTGGTGGTATTGCTTCCGCACACCCAGCAGGCTCTACTTACACAGCACCAGTATAGGGGTAACTAATGTCGTATTCAGGTAATGGTAGATGGACTATATCAACTGCGGGAGCGCAAGAGTCACATCTGGTCACCACACTTAAGTCTACTACTAAAGACTACTTAACCTGCATAGTTGGTGCTGGTCTTGAGCTTGATATAGAGATAAGCCCAGACAACTCGACTTGGGTAACCGTAGCTTCCCTTGGTGGTAGCAACTCCTTAGCAACTGATGTCTATGTATCTGAGGGCTATAGAATACGCCCTAATGTTACTACGGGTACTGGTTCTTTTTTTGCTAAATAGGGGGATGCTATGCATCTCCAGCTCAAAAACTTTAGTGGGATAATACCAAAGATATCCCCTAGACTACTGCCAGAAAATGCTGCTGTAGTATCAGAATCTACTGACCTATACTCTGGTGAGATTCGTGGTCTAAAAGTACCCACCTTTGTACGTACTGTTGGTGACGATGCAAGACGAGCTTTCAATGCATACATCAAGGATAACGAACCTACTTCGCCTACCAAAGGGGAATACGTTCCTGTATGGGTTGTATTCGATGACATAACAGTATCTTTCTACCGTGGTCCAACTGTAAACGATACCTACCAAAGACATTACTGGAGCGGTGAGAATACTTCACCCTCTGTTGTAGATGGTAACCAACTATTAGAGTTTGATGGGGACCTTTCCCTATGTGACGTATGGGTTTGGGGCATACCTAACCCGGTAACGGTACCTTCAGTCGCAGCCGCTACGGGTTCTGAGCCTAATGTAGAAACACGCTCGTATGTCTTCACCTTTGTTAACGAGTGGGGGGAAGAATCTGGACCATCCTTTGCCAGTGAGCCTAGGACCGGCGACTCTACTCCGGGGGCGGCGTGGACAATAACGAACCTACAACAAAGCTACCCAACCAGTAAACTCTTTAACCCGCTAGAATTTATTCGTATCTATCGGACTATAGTGGGGGACAATACTGTAAGTTTTAGACTTGTTGATGAGGTACCCGCAACACTAAGCTCTACCTACGTTGACACTATATCCTCAGATGAAGTATCTCTTAATGAGGCACTTGATACTACTCTATACGCTCCACCACTAGGTGCTATGGACGCTACAGTAGCTGAGCCTAATGATGGAAATATAGAAGGGCTAGTGCAGCTCCCTAACGGTATGTTCGCCGCGTTCAATGGTACGGATGTTTACTACTCCCAGCCATACCGACCTTATGCGTTCCCCCCAACGTATGTAATATCCACTGGGGCGAATGTAATTGGTCTAGGGGTTTATCACTCTGGACTTATTGTATGTACCGACTCTAACCCAAAGGTATTGTCAGGTGCATCGCCGCTCAACATGACGATGATAGACATTGACCAGCACGAGCCGTGCCTCTCAGCACGCAGCATTGTATCTTCCCATGATGGTGTGTACTACGTGTCCAAGAATGGACTCGTACAGGTAACTGAAGCTGGGGCTAGTCTTGTTACTCAACAGTTTGTATCTAGCCCTGAGTGGCAGCAGATGCTAGTTCCAGAAAATGTTCAGGGGGCTGTTAGTTCCCAAGGCTATGTTGGGATACAGTCTCAAAGTGAAGGGTTTTTGCTTGGTCCTGAAATTGGTAACCGAGCCATGATTTCCATTGGTCGGCTCTCTTACATCAAGTCAATCCAAAATGATGCTCGCACTGCTGAAGTTTATATTATACGCAATGGGCAGCTGTTTAGATGGAACCCTGCGCGTGGGGTGGCGATGGCATATAAGTGGGAGTCTAAGACTTTTGAGACTCCATACCCACTAAACTTCGGGGCGTTTACAATTAAGTGGGAGGCACCTAGGACTTACACTAATGTAGTTGATGAAGTTACTGACTATACATACTGGAACGAGCATGTATGGAACTACGGGGCACTGCAAACATATGACCAATTTTCCTATAACTCCAACACAATACCCCCACCACTAGGACCAAAGGTAGACACTGCAGCTTTTCCACCCGATGAGTACTACCCACTAATACCCAGTATAACGTGGGGCGGCAGTGAGCTTATAACAGAGGAGACACCTGACCTCTCAGATGGGGTTTTAGTTACAGTTTACGCTAAGCTAAAAAATGAAAAAGAGTTTAGAACTGTTTACAGTCGCTATGTTACGAGTGAATCTCAGCAGCGACTACCGTCTGGCTTTAAGGCTGACCTATGGCGTATAGAGATGCAGTCATCAGCGGATGTCTACTCGCTTACCATAGCGGAGACAGGTCGGGAGCTAGCTAAGGTATGACTTCCCCCCGAAAACCTCTGGCTCCTATGGACCAAAACCCAATTAAGGAGCTGCGGTATCCCGCAGTACCAACCCCTACTAATTCGCAGGACTCTATATTCCGTACAGTGAATGCCCTATATCAGGCTTACCACGCCCTTATTGGAGTACCGAATTCCACTGAAGTCACTGTAATAAGTAGAGGAAATTTACCAGAACAAGCTTCCTTAGAAAACTCTATATCAGCAGATGTATCTGGGCTGACCACTTTTGATGGGTTTGTATATAATGATACTGTAGGCGGGTGGGTAAATAGTAACGTAGTCAGTGTTTTAGCGGCAGCTTGCACAGTCACATCAAGCCTTTCTCCCTCGAATAACTTTAATATATCCTCTGTATCTAACCCGTCTACCGGGGTGTACCGCTTTACGTTAGACACGGTACAGTACCTTGATACCTACCTGCTGTATAAGGCTGTACCATCACTGGTACTAAATCTTGGAGAAACAGACTCTGGTACGGGTAACTACAAGTTTAAGACATGTTCCCTTGGTACGGTTAACTCCTCTGGGGGTACATTCGATGTACATGTGTACCAGCCCACTATCGGCACTAATACATGGCTGGATTCAGTGCCTACGGATTTAGCAGGAAATGATAGTATTGCTGTTACAGTGTCTGTTATAAGAGATACGAGCGTCACTTAAGAATTGGAGTAGAAGGTATGTGGGGAGAAATTATACAAGGTGGTATAGAGCTAGGTGGTGCAGCTATAGCGTCTAAAGCTGCTGGTGGACCCGGTGCTGTACCGTCTGCCCCAAGCTACGATGCGGAGCTGGACGGACTGGCGGACGCAGCGAACATGAACAAACAGTTCGCTGAAGAGCAGCGAGCGTATGCAAAAAATCTGGATGCCGAGCTTAAAACACTAGGTAATCAGATACTTGACGTTCAGCTACCCGCCATGGAAGAGATGTATCAGTGGGCTAACGAGGACAGGCAGCAGCACGCGGATATCTACCGACCCCTTGAAGCTGAGTTTGCTAAGCAAGCCGCAGAATATGCTGGTCCCGGTGAGATTCAGCGTCAGCGCGCTCAGGCGGGACAGGATATAGGGCAGTCTTTTGAGCAACAGCGAGAACAGCGTCAACGAGAACTCCGAGAAGCAGGTGTAGTCGGTGCAGACCCTACTCAAGCTGGCTCTCGTATGGAGGGATTGGTAGCTAATCTTGAAGAAGCTAAAGCTCAAGCTGCTGGACAGAACTTCGCCGCCGAACAGACCCGCCGAGAGGGTAGGGACCTAATGGGACAAGCTTCTCAGATGGGCAACTACTTAAATAACTCAGCTTCTGCCAACGCAAACACCGCTGCCAACATAGGTAATGTTGCGCTTAGTGGTCAGCAGCAGTCTGGGGCACTGGGTCTAGAGGGTCAGCGGGGTGCTGAAGGGTACCTCGGAGGAATGTCCGAAGCATGGCAGGGTTCTGCTGACGTACGTAATACACAATTCCAAAACCAGATGGACTCGTATGCAGCACAACAGGCGCAAGCTGAAAGTGGTGCTGGCGGTATGGGGTCTATGATAGGTGGCATGGTTGGTATGATGGGCGGACCACTAGGCTCAATGGCTGGCTCAGCTATAGGTGGTATGATAGATAAGAAGGCGGCAGCGGCAGATGGCGGTCAAGTGAACGCACCGGGAAACAGCACCTCAGACTCAGGACTCATGGCTTTATCTGATGGTGAGTACATCCTACCAGCTAAGGTCGTTAATAATATGGGCGCTAGTATGCTGGATAAGTTTGTAGAGAAGCAGACTGGTACTAAGCCCACTCACAAACAAGCGCTACCAATCCCCGGAGGTATGTAATGAGCGGTTCAAATATGGGTACTTTCGGAGCCGCTGCACGGGGCGTGAAGGAAGGAGTAAGACGGAATCTCACCAACAAAAACTTGGACCTCCGTAACCAAGGGCGTGAGCAGCAGATGGAAGCTGCCGCCCTAGACGAAGAAAGACGCACAAAGCAGTATGAGGCTAATGAGTATTTTAAGCAGCATATGACTGATAGGGTGGGTCAGATTTCTATAGATGACCTAGTACTGAAGCCTGTCGAGCCTGCGCAAGCAGGAGGTATGCCGGTAGAAGGAGAAGTACTACTTGAAGGGGTTGCTACAGGACCACAGCAATCACCTGCGCAACCGCAGCCGCAGCCCCAAGGTATGCCTTCACAAGCACCACAGCAAGTACCTATGGGTGCTCCTACACAGCAAGTACCACAGCAGGCACCTATCGGTGCTACTGCACAAGAAGATTTTATGCCAGAACCGCAAATAGTTGAGCTTGCTAATGCGCGTAGGGCTGCGCATAGAGCGTGGGTTAAAGAGGGGAAGAACGCAGCTATGCTAGCCGGAGGCATGCAAGGACTTAAAGATTTTGAAATGGCGGAACTGCGTACCATGATGATGGAGACTCAGGGCTACACCAGTGGCGCTATCATGGCTCTTAACCGTGGGGACAGTGCAAAAGGTGCCCTTCTTATGAACCTAGCGTTAGCCCACCAAGACCAAGACATGGGCTACGAGTTTGTCGACAATGGGGACGGAACACTAAGCGCTGTAGACCATGAAGGTAATGGCAATGGTGAGCCTTGGAATGCTGTACAAGTGGCTCGGTTTCAGGAAGAGAACCTAAAGACTGTGGACAACTATGCTGACTTCTCTAGATTCCAGCAGGAAATGACCTCAGGAGCACTGGGGGATGAGAATACGGTTGCTGACACTGACCTCAAATTGTCACAAGCAGATTACTATAAAGCTGGAGCAGCCAGTGGCGGAGCCGGTTCTACAAGTAATAGGAACTTCCCAGCGGAACAGGTTATTTCGGCTGAAGCTACGGCTATTCAGGAAATTAATGAACTATATTTGGATACCGCCAATGCCACGGGTAATGCCGATGTTTGGAGTCCGCAGCACGCTAGCATGTTCGCGGAGTATGTTAAACTTATACTCAACGAGGTGGAGCAACAGAAAGGTTATCGACCGACTGTTCAGGATGTTGAGAACGATGCGTATAAAATGGTTATAGAGCAGATAGGCGCAGGTAATTGAGCACTCCTAGAAGCGCAATACATAACCCCTCCAAGGTTTATGGTGGTGGTCCCGGCATGGACGAGTTCTCGGCTAGGGAGCGCGTAGACCAGCGGCGAGAAGAGAGAGGAATCCCTACTGGTGTAGCCGCGCAAGGAATACCTGTACTTAAGGGTAGTGGTGAGCCGTCCGCAGTAGCTATTGAGGGTGAGAACCAAGCCCAGTCAATGCGGGAAGCTATTAGCGCTGCTGCTGCAAAAGTAGCAAAGAATACCCCCGACCTTAATAAGCTAGATTCTAATAATAAAGACTGGTGGGGCAGTGATACATGGAACTCATGGGTTCGCGGTTGGGAGCGTGGCACCATGAGCTTGGACATGATGATGGGCGACTCCAGTGAGCTGGCTGAGCAGTTCACTAACATTGAAAGGCATAAGATGTCTGCTGAAGACCAAGAGTCGGTGCAGGAATGGATGGATGCTGAAGGCTGGGGTGGTAAGGGTAAAGTAATGCTTCAGAACCTCGATGCTATTAGTAACTTCGCAATAGAGAGTTTAGCCCAGTCTGTACCAGCACTTGGCGCACGAATATTTGCCCCAATAGCTATGGGTGCGATGGGTTCGGCGGCAGCGCCGATAGCTGGTACTGTCGCAGGGATTGGTACCGGCGTTGTGGCTGGTTCTGCTATTGGTGGTGCGCTGGATGGGCTTAATGAGTGGTCCGGTGTCATTACGGAGGAAATGACGGATGCTGGTGTTGACCTAACAAGTGAGGCTGAAGTAGCCGCGTTCCTTATGGACCCTAGTAAAATGGGTCCCGCCAGTGTGAAGGGCGCAAAGAAAGGGGCGATGATAGCCCTTGCCAGTGCGCTGGGACTGGGTGTTGCTGGTAAAGTTTTCAAAGCTGTCAACCCTGTTACCAAGATTGGCAAAGCTGCCACTGGTGCGCTGGAAACTATGGTTGTCCTACCAGCTATTGATGTGGCTGGTGAAGCCGCGTCCATTAAGGCTATGGGCGAAGACATCACAGGTCAGGAAGAAGAAGTACTACTTGAATACTTTGCTGGTGCACCCACCAATATTGTCCAGACCGCCATTGGCGTTAACGAAGCTAGAAAAGATGTACCTCCTTCAGGTATACCTCCTTCAGGTATACCTCCTTCAGGCAATGTACCTGACTTAGGTTCTCCTGAGGACCCTACCTCTACCCCTAACGCTTCGACTGGCGCTGACGCTGAAGCTGCAGCTTTGGGTGCTCGTACTGGACAGGATACTACGAAACAGACTCAACAAGATTTGTTCCCAGAAGGACCTGAGCCTGAGCCTCTTACCGGCGGTTCCCAAACAGATATGTTCCCAGAAGGACCTGAGCCAGCTACTGCTCAGCCTACTGCTGGTGCTGCTCCTACGGCTACAGCTGCTCCTACGGATACTGGTATTCCTCAGGAAGAAGTTGATGCTCAAGCTGCTGCCGTTGCCAAGGCTACTGAAAAAGCCAATGCTGATGCTGATGCCGCCGCCGCCGCTGAAGCTGCTGAAGGTGAACTTCTTGATGCTGAAGCTGAAGCTGAAGCTGAAGCTGAAGCTGAAGAAACCCCCACTCTGCCGCCGCAAGCCAACCGTATCGAGATAATCCAGAACGATATAGAAAAAACCAGACTTGGTTTAGCTGGCGAAGTCGGTTCAGGGATATCGACAGATGCCTCTGGCAACTCTGTAAAGCCGAAACTTAATGATAAGAAGCAACAGTTTGTTTCTTTGCTCAAGAATCTTCAGGACATGCTGGATGATGCGACCGCCGTATCTGGGGACACAGCTAAAGCTTTACGGACTAAGCTGGACCTAGTGGCGCAGCAATTAGGCTACCCAACTTGGGATACCCTAAGGACTTTAAACAACAAGGGCGAGGCTCCAAACCTCACAATACCTAAAATGAAAGCAGCTATGTCGAGCATAGATGCTGCCTATAATACATTATCGGAATCGGGCATCCAGCTTCCTGAGAGAGTTTCTGCTTCTCCGGGCAGACCCACTAAAGGTGGGGGGTACGCAGCGGCAGTGGGGGGGCTACCAAAACCAACTCAGCGGCAGGATGACGCACCAGCTCAGGGACTCCCCACTGATGACACCAGCCTAGTTGATGGGAGTTTAGCGCCAAATTCTGGGAAATACTTGACCCCATTTATGGGCAAGTACACTGGAGTCGTACTAAATGGTAAGCGCCTACTTGAGAAAACTATTGGCGCATCTACCCCAGCGGATTTAATCCGTGCCTCGTACGCTGAGTTAGATGCGTTAGTTGATGGGCTAACAGGAGAAAAGAAAGAAGCCGTACTTAATAAGATGTATGACTACGCCGCTGTCCTGCAAACTAAGGAAGGGGCTAATGCGCTCATTGGTGAAGGCAGTAACAAGCTTGCAGTAGGTACTATACTTGCTGCGGGTCGTAATAAATTAGGTAGTACACCTACATCTACACCTACATCTACACCTGCATCTACACCTGCATCTACAGCGGCTGCTTCCGCCGCTAAGAGAGCTGCTGAGAAAGCTGCTGCTGAGAAAGCTGCTGAGAGAGATGCTGAGATTGCTGAGATTGTAGGGGAAGAAGAAGAAGCAATAGAAGGCGGGGAACAATTAGGCGAAGACGAAGAAGCTGAAGCACCGGTAGCTGTCCCTCCCCGCGAACCAAAGCAGGTTGTCCGAGGAACGGAGAAGATATACGTTGGTAATGACCTAACAGAGTACACAGCGGGTACCCTTAACGACCACTTAAAAGGCTTGCTGAAGATAGCTAGTGCCGGAATGATGGGGGGCATGAAGCTTACCGGAGGTAATATTTCTGATATTAATGCTGAGATACAAGCGGTTATATTAGAGGTTGAGTCGCGGGAAGTTAAATATCAAGCGGCTTTAGATAAAGTATCTGCACTAAGAAGTAGTGGACTTAATTCACCGGAAGAAGTACAAGCTGGGAATGCTGCTGAGAAAGCTGCTGAAGCTGCTAAAACTTTGGCGCTTCTTAAAGGGGAAAAGGGTCTTAGGACTAGCTTGAAAGTAAAGCTCTCTGAACTAGCTACCGGCTACCAAAACCGCAGAAAGAAACTTAATGCTGAGCTTGCAGCCCTAAAAGAAGCTCCGAGTACCACTGAGAATATGGCGGCTCAAGGTGAAGCTAGACAAGAAATCGAAGCCATTGCCCTCGCCATTGATGACGCTAAAAGACTGGTAAACGCATTAAATATGAATGTCGCTACGCAGAAGCAGAATCAGGCGAAGTACGATGCTAAGCAAAAGCGGGATATAGCGGATGAGAAAACTCTTAGGGGGTACGTCCAACGTAAGAGGGGAGACATTAGAAAGAATATAGCTAAATACATAGAAGCTTACAAAGCAGCTGTTAGTGATGGCGAGACTGCTGCCTATGACTTAGATGGTGCACTGGAACTAGCCGAAGAGACTGTTGGATTTAACCCTAAAGTCCCTGCCGGTACGCCACCCGACAAGGTAGCCGAAGAATCTGCGAAGATTAAAAATAAAAACAAGCAGGCTGAAGTTGCAAACATACTCGTAGCTTACAAAAAAGTTATAGATAGAGCTAAGCGACAGGTTGCTATACGTAAGTATGTTGCAAAAGCTAATGATGGCACTGGTAAAGCGATAACTAGAGCGAATAGCAGAGCTAGGGCTGTGGCGCTACTCCAAGCAGAGAAAAAGTATCCCTTAGATTCACCTGAAACCTATGCCGATGTGGAGATGACCGATATTACAGCGGAAGACTTCTATGAATCTTTCGGTAAAGGAAAACAAAAGGGCGACTACCAACCCTTGGAAGCATTGGCTAGGTCGCTTGGCGTAGACCCCAACCCTAGCCTCGCAGGAACTAGCCGCGCTCAGACAGAGGCAGATGGTGGGATTAAAACCACGGTAGCCAAGGGTTCAAAAACTAACACTAGAGGTAAGGGTGGCGCTGACGTTGGGAAAGACTATCGAAAAATGGCAGAGCAAGTGTTTAACACGCTCGCTGATGTAGACCCAACTGTAAACATACAAAACCTAACGTCCTCAAAAAAGGCAAAGAGAGCTGCTGAGAAAGCTGCGGCTAGAGAAGGCGTTACCAGCACAGCAGTTACTCCGACTGGTAAGCCTAGAAAGCAAACGACTCAGGATAGACTTATTGCAGCAATCACTCGTAGGAGTGAACGGGAAGCTAGCCGAGCCGCTAAGCAGAAGGCAGCAGCACGCAAGGCGAAGGGTAAAAAGAAACCTGCAGGGTTGAAGTTTAAGGACGGCAAGCAACTTACTCCTAAACAGCGAAAACAAATAGCGGCAAATAAAAATAAAGAAAGAAAGGCGAAGAGAGAGGCTGAGCTAGAAGCAGAGCGTTTCCCTGTAGTAGACCAGCCGCGACAACGTGACAGTGACCTCTATCCTCCTCAAGTAGACCAGCCTCAGCCTGCAGTGGGTCCAGATGGACGTACCAACTACTTTCCAAAGCTCGATGACTCTACACCTAGAGTAGAAGTATTAGATGTAATAGTTGAAGAGGTTCCAAAAATAGTAAGCGATGTCGAAGTAGAGTATTCAACCGTTGGTCCTGTATCGAGCGATGTTACTAAGGTAACTAAAGCTGCTATGCGTAAGCTGGTGGAACTAGCCGGTTACGTAGACGCTACGGGACCTGATGCAGCCCTGTATAACCTTATTAATAAAGCGGCAGCGGCAGCGAAAAAACTTGATGGTCTTGCCTATACTTCAGATAGCAGAGAAGCAGTTGAACTAGACTTTTATAATAAGATTGCTGCAGTAGAGGACCTACTAGCTACTAATAAGTACACTAAGCTAAATAAGAATGTAGGTAAAGATACAGATACAGGTACAGATACAGATACAGATACAGGTACAGATACAGAAGCTGAGCCTGAAGCTTATCGACCTTACACACCCGTGCCTACCGCTGAAGCTCAGAGAATAATAGCAGCCTCTAAGAAAAAGAAAGAAGAAGAAGAAGCAGCCGCAGCCGCTAAGGAAGCAGCCGATAAAAAAAAAGTAGCAGCCGCTAAGAAGAAGGAAGCAGCCGCTAAGAAAGCAGCCGCTAAGGAAGCAGCCGCTGAGAAAGCAGCAGCTAAGAAGAAAGAAGAAGAAGAAGAAGCAGCAGCTAAGAAGGAAGCTGAGAAAAAGCCTATTGCTGAACAGGTAGAAGCACCCCTTACTGAGCGGGCACTTACTAAAGAAGAGATAGAAGAAGCTGTCGCAGCTACTGAAGCCAATGAGTCCCTACCGCATATAATAAACATTATCACAGGGGACTTTAGTTCAGATAAACTGACTAAGTATCTATCAATACCTAAAAAGTCTCAGAAGGTACTGCTGAAGTACCTGAAGCTTGCGGAAGACGGTGACGTTAGGGACCTTAAAGGAGTACTGAATGAGTTTTATGAATCATTGCCTGATACCCACCCTTACAAAGCTATCCTTAAGGTGTCAATTGACAACCTACCCGCAGTCACAATCACTTTCGGTAGAAAGGGGAAAGAACTTTCTCCATACACTCTTGGAAGACTTTCCCGCTGGGGGGCAGAGGTCACTAAAACGTACACTTTCCGTTCCCCGGGTCGCGCTGGGGATATTTCACTAAACCCTTTCTCCGATTTTATAAAGAGCCAGAGAATTCGGGCTGCAGGTGTTGAAGGTGGGAGTGCTGATGCAAACATAGCTACAGCAATGATGCAGGCACTTTTGCATGAGGCTACGCATGCATTTACAGTGTCACTAGGGGGTGGCTTAACCCGGAGCAAGAAAATAACAAACCAAAAAGCTGCGGCTGGCTTATACGAAGTAATGGCTTTGGCTCTTAAGGCTGCTCCAGAAGCGGGTATCAATGATGATACTGCATACGCATTTAGTGATATTGGTGAGTTTGCAGCAGAGGTCCTTAGCAATGTGAATTTACAGATACTGCTGGCTAGCATAGAAGTTCCCGTAGGTGTTCGTAGCCAGAATAAGATGAGTAACTTACTTGAGCTAGCCCTACAGCTTATTAGAAAAATAATAGGTGCTAAGAGTTCGACCAGCAGTACTACAACAGACCTGCTAACTGCTGCTTATAGTTGGGTAGATGAGGCTGCAGCGACTGACCCTACCGAACAGGTGCTGGAAGGTACGTCTGAGAAATATTCGCAAGAAGTACGAGACGCAATCTGGGAGTGGCAGGCTGCGCTGGGTAAGTCACGTAACTTAAGCGCTTCAGGGATAAGGGAGGGAAGGAAACAGTATAAGATTGTAGCTGACGCTGCTGACCCCGAGCAATTTATAGGTACGTACGAGGAGGGTGATGACACTGATGTTGTTTCACTTTCGGAGTTTACCTCGGGAGAGTTTGAAGAGTCGGAAGAATCTTTGGAAAGCGGACCTGAGGAAAGCGGACCTGAGGATAGCCCTCCTACTAAGATTCCTGCATGGTTCAACTCAGCGAAGTCTAAATCAGAATGGCTTAAGACAGGGGCTAAGTATCTTCTACGCCGCGCCCCAACACTTGACCACCTTGTGCTTATGGCAGGGGACATATTTAAAACGGATACTGTCGATGGTCCAGTGAATCCTGTACACGATTGGTACAAGGTGCAGCAGAGAAAAATCTCCACTGCCATGAGGTACATGAAGGAGTCTAATAATCTAGTATCAGAGCTTCGGTCGTTACCCAGTGAGGTTCGTCTTGAGGTTATGACTCAGATGAAGAACATGACCATGTGGGGTATTTACCCAGACTCACCCCTAGGTAAGGGGAGGAACTCCCACATAGATGTAAAGAATGCAAAGCCTGATTACGTAGCTCGCCTTGAGTATGCACTTTCAGAAATTAACAAGGCGAATAAGTATCTGGGTACTAAGACTACCAGTACTGGCAGGTCTGCCGCTTCCCTAGTTGCAGCTATGGAACAATTCAGCAAGGACTCACAGCAGAGAAAAGTTGAAGCCCTGTTGGGACGGCTAGCCAAGTCGTTTAATTTCTCCGGCTACGGAGTACCTCAGGCAGATATCGATAATTTTTCTAAGCTGCGTACTGTTAAGGCAGCGGAAAAACTAATCGCTTCTCTACCACCAGAGCTGGCTGGTAGTGCTAGCCTTCTCGAAACTGTTGAGCGTATAGTTGACATATCTAAGCTGGAAGGTCCTTACTTTCCACTCCGCCGTTATGGTGACTTCATCGTATACGGAGTTAAGAAAGACGTTACTACGTATGACACAGTAGAAGAGGCTCAAGCTGCAGTAGATAAATACAATTCCTCAGGCACTCTGGATTCTAGAAGAGACACTATAGAGCGGGTTGGAACTACGGTAACTATAGAGGCTCAGGCTTTCCTTACACGGAATACCTTAGAAGAAGCTAAGGCTCTCAGTAAAGAGATGGAAGCTAAGGGATACACAGTAAACCCTGTTGAGAAGAAGCTGCGTGTTCAAGATGATGCTAAGGGTGACTTGGTAAAAATAGCTGAAGTATTTATGAGGGACTTGACCGGCGGTTCTAACACTCAAGCTGGTAAGGATGCAAGAGCACACATAGAACTGCAGCTACTTAAGATGCTAGCTGATAACTCAGCCACCGCTTCAGCAATGCAACGGGAAGGCTGGGGTGGTGTAAATGTTGCTGACATGGAGCGCGGGTTTGCGGAGTATGGCGTGAGTTCAGCATGGCAAATTGCCGATGCCGAGAATGTATCTGAGTCCGAGGAATTCTGGGCGCAGATGCGTAGGCTAACTAAAGCTTCCAGCAAAACCGAGTATGAAGTTTCTTTAGAAAACCCTGCGATAGTAGCAGTCGCTGGAAAAAGAAGTACAGACGAATGGTCTGATTTGCTAGTCAAACGCGCTAACCTACTATCTGAGCTTGAGCAGAGAGAACTTGGCAACATAAAGGTACGCTCTGCTGGTGTGGCGGGTAAGGTTATAGGTAAGTTAGGCTTCATGTACTTCCTTGCTAGCCCTGCGTATAGCCTGCTTAACTCTACGCAAGTATGGCTGCTTGGGTATCCCGCACTACAAGGTAAGTATGGAAACAGTCCTCTTAATACCAAGAAAATATCAGCGCGGCGTGCAATTCTTGATGCGTACGCTGCCACCAACAAGGCGTTTGCTAAAGCAACTGTAGTAGATGGGAAGCTAGGCTTCGCTAAGATGGGTAAGGGTGGTTTCTCCGAAGAGAATACATTCAACGCCATGATAAAATCTCTGGACAATTACTCTGGAGACTTCAACGCTAGGGAACTAATCCAGCTGTTAGTCGAACGAAATATTATCGACAGTACTTTCATACAAGAGCTGATGGATTCTGCTAGTGGCGTTGAGTCAGAGGGTGCGTGGCAGGGTGCTATAGACATAGCTCGTTTCTTGCCAGCGTCTATTGAAACTATCAATCGGGTTACTATGGCTCTTGCTGCTGCTGAAATGAGCGGCTATAAGGATGGCGATAATATAGACCACATAGACCAGATGGTTAGGCAGACACAGTTCGATTACTCACAGGTTAACCGTCCAGATTGGATGAAGTCTCAAGCACTCGGTGGGGTTTTGAAATCTGTGACCATGTTCAAGATGTTCCCCCTAAGTGTGTACCAGATGGTAGCTTACAACCTAGTTAAAGCACCAAAAGAAGAGGGCTATAAAACTCTAGGGTATATGGCTCTGACGCATACGTTAGCAGCAGGTGTTGCTGGTGGTGTAATGGTAGAGCCTGTAAGGATTCTCATGGCAATGGTTATGAAGATGGCTGATGCTGTTGACCTTATTGATGATGACGAAGACCTAGAGACTCGCATGCGTAGGTGGTCGAAGAAGTTTGGCATCCCACTTAAGGTGTTCAAGGGGATAATGTACGGACCCGGAATGCTACTGCCTGACGGATGGGACTTCAATATTAGTGACCGCTTAGGACTTAACAACTTAATGCTAAGTGGTAGATATAACCTACCAAAGAATGACGAAGCGGAGTCCCTTCTTATGGGATTGGCTGGCGCACCGGGCAGTATGGTAGAAGCAGGATTTAAGTCTTACAACTATTTGGTTGAGGGTGAAATTGGTAAGGCAGCTACGCAATTTATACCTGTAGCAATGCTACGTAACTTAGCTAAAGCAGCTGTAGATTTTGATGGACCTACTGACAACAAGGGTACGCTGGTAGGTCAGCCAATAACTTCTACTCCTAAGAAGATAGCCACTGCTGCTGTTCGTACGGCGGGGCTTATGCCGGGAAGAAACTCAGAGATATCTAAAGAGAAGTACCAGTTCCAAAACACTAAGAGGTATTGGTCAGAGAAGAAAGCCTCGATTCTAAAGGATTTCCGTATGGCTGAGACAAAGATAGACAGGTATAGAGTCGCCGCCGCTATCCAAGCCTTCAATAAAAAAGCCCCAAGCTACGCTAGGATTACTTATCCCGGCAGACAAGTAGCCGCCAGTAAAAAAGCTGCCAACTTAGCACGCGGAGGTTTGCCTGCGGTTAATAGTCCAGAAGCTAGAGAGATTCGTGGTCTTTTTAGTGACGAAGAATAGCTATAGAGGTATGTCGTAGCATAGGCTACGGTCCGATGTGCCAGCCATACCACCAGAGTAGTTGCATTTTCTGGGGGATATCTCTCTGGCTTCAAGCCCATCGAGTACCATGGTGTTACTGATACCGACCCTTCTTGTCCAATCAAGCAGCTCAGACTTACATACACGCAGCTTAGTGCTGTCTTTATTAATTGAGCCTAGCACCTTACCGCGTATGTTATCAGCGTTAGCCATGCCCCAAGGCACTCCTCGCGAGGCTATCTCGTCAACTATTACAAGACCATCTCGGTTGTCCCTTAGGAACCTCTCTATGCAGCTCTCGAAGGTCATGCTACCCGTAGTAATCTGTGATGTGCGGCGCTGCTGAGCCTTATAGCTAGCGATTAAGAAATTCTTAAGGGCGCTTAAGTCTACACAGGTAAAGCCCAGCTTGTTCGCTAGGTATCCAGATAGAAGCAGCGTACTCATAGTGGCAAGCCAAAACCTCTCAGGTCCCTCAGCGTAGCCAATCTTGCTGGCTAAGTCAGCCCGTACTTTATCGTAAGCAGTCGCTATAGCCTTCTTGTTGTTCACTAAGTACTCAGCGTACTCAACACCCACGATGCCGTAGTTTTCCCTGAGTAGGGCATCGTTGATAGGCTTAGTACCTTCCGGTAGTGTTGGTACGTCCACCTCAAATAGCCTATAAGATGTAGCGTCCGTATTATTATAGTGAGACATACGGTCAGCCACACCTTCGTTAGATGAAATCGTTATCATCGTTCGCCATTCTGCAGTCTCTTTCAAGCTACCATCAGTAGTAGCCCTACCTCTGTCTCGACCTGCTGTGAATCCATAGACCATATCTACCTGACCCTTAGGGTCCTTATCGAACCTTAAGTCATCTAAGTAGCCCGGAAGGGAGCCTAAAGTAGCTAGCCTAGAGGACATAGATGTTGTTGTGTCCCTAGTACTACCCATACCAGTCTTTAGGTTGCCCCATATTGACTGACCCATACGCATAGATGTGGTCTTACCACTACCACTCTTAGGCGAGTTAAGGGAGAGTACAGCCGCGTCCACCTCAGTGAAAACAACCAGCGGCGCAGCGAAGCCAGACAGTATGCCTATGTCAGCAGTGGGTAGACCCTCTCCGTTAACGTGCTTGGCTAGGGATATCCATACATCTCTATCACCAACAGGCTTATACGCTAACGCAAGCGAGGCGCTACCTAGTGAGTAAGGCTCTTGACCTTTGGGCGTTATCCTAACTTCAGGCAAGTGAAAGTTATCACCAGCCCAACCCATGGCTGTTATAGCTCTTGTGGGTCTAGCGCGGCTACTGTTCATCTTAGATAGATAGCTCATAAAGAAATCCCGAATTAGCTTAGCGTTGTTACTTTTTACATGCTCAAGCCCTAGGGCTATGAAGTTATTGTAGTGGTCCGACCTTGTACCTAGGGCTTTCATAGGTACTGCGGTACGCATAATATCCCCGCTGTTATGTTTCCATGTTATAGCACAGATTTTTTCTGCATCACCGTTACTCTCTACCCGCATCTCTACATCCATACCCAATACGTGGAGGCTAGAAACCTTCTCCCACTGCCATGATACAGACCCATCCTCATCTTCCACACCTATCTTATGGGATATACCATTCTCGTTAGCTCGCCAACCATCAGCGAAGCCATCTTCTTCGGGGATTATATGTACAGGTGAGTACTGCTTACCTTTAAACTTGCACTTGGCGCAGGCTTCTGGCATATGCTGCTCGAATAGAGTGCACTTAGCTGGTCCTAGAACAGAGCTTTCTTTACGCGCCGTTTGCTTCTCATTAAACTTAGCAATGGTTTCGCGCTCACTGTAACTAGCGTGCCCCTCAGATATCTCATGTATATAGTCAGCACCATCTTCAGCGAATGACAATACTTGTAGCTGTAGCGCCCACAGTTCCTGAGATTGGTCAGCTCCACTGGTGCGTACTGATTCTTTGAGTACCTCACAGTTACTTATGGCTGTACCCGCGTAGTATTTCCTCTCAACTTTAGTTAGTAGTGGCTTACCAAGGTGTATGTCCTTAACAGTACCGGCTAACATATCGACAGCACTAGAGCCAGAGAACAGCATCAGCGCGGCTTGCATATCAGCAAGGGGTATGTCAGCTTTTTGTGAGCCTAGTACCTTAACGCCTTTTGGTTTGGTAGGGTCTTTCCAGTTACGTGTGTTAGGTACTCGGAGTATACGTGCGCTGTCAGCTGTAACAGTGGGGTCAATTCTCAGGTCGTTATCTAGGCACAGTTCTTTGAGTGCGTCAGCCATAACTTGCCACTTGTCGGGCGCTATGTCCTCATTGAATACCCAATAGGCGTGTATGCCGTTACCACTATCAACGGTTATGCTGGGTGGGAGGAAGCCTGTAGTGCTTAGGAAAGTCTTGAATGCGCCTATAGCTGCGCCCTTAGTTTGGTAGTCCTTAGAAACCCCACAGTCTATGTCTACATATAGGCAGCGCTTATGCTCGGCGCTATTCTTCTTACGTTCACCACTGTAAGTACCAGTAGCAAAGTATACATTCTTGTCATTACCATCCTGTTGGTCTATGTATGTAACAAGAGCATCTATGTTAGTTAGTGGTGCGCTTTGCCTAAAACTATTAGCATCTCCAGCAGCACCGTAATATTGTGTTCCTTTGACGGGCAGTACCCGCTGAAGAAATCTCCTTGTCTCCATCCCTATCTCCTTAAGTGCAGGGTAGGGGCTGCCCCTCCATTGAGTTAAGCAGCCCCAAACTGTTAGTTCCTCTAGTCTTCCATGCCACCGAACAGCGCGTCAAGCTCCCCATCAAGCTCATCGTCCGTAGTCTCTACAGACATAGCCTTGGGCGCGTCATCCACCTCTTCAACGTCAGGCTGCGCTTCAATTTTGCGCGGCGACACCTTCTTAGCGGCTACCTTCTTAGCTGTCTTAGCTTTCTTCTTAGCTGCTGGGGTACTGACTGGCACATCGAAGTCGGTATCCACAGTCTTCTTAACTTCCGGTGCTGAGTCCATGCCAGAAACTTTATCAGCGGTAGCCTTAGTTACTTCTCTCTCGTCCATTAACATCTTGTCGATGTTGCCTTCAGAGAAGTGCTTAATAAGTTCAACAGCCTCTGATTCTTCCAGCGCTCGGACAGCTTTGAACATCATCTTAGGGTAAGGCACATCAGGGTCAAACGAAAGTCGAGTTACTACTGTGTTGTATGGAAACCCCTTAGCCTTCATAGCTTTACCGTATGTACCTAAGTCACCAAGTGACATAACAGGTATACGTAGTAGCAGTGGACCACCGAACTGCTCGTTAGTTATGTCGTTAGCGGGTACTACTATCACTCGGCGGGAATCAGAACATGCTTTAGTTTCTTTACCGTCAGCATTTATCTTGCTGCCCCACTTACCCTTAGGGCAGATACCGCACAGCTCAGCTTGCTTACTCGGTGAGCGGCTTGATGGCTTCACACCATCAAGACTAAAGCAGTCAGGTTCTCCTGCTGAGCTTTCAGAGAAGACACCTTCGTAGTAAGTTTTAGCTACGTAGTCTGAAGCCTTAACCAACACTACCTCAAGCGACATCTTAGGGTCGCCGTTTGCATCAGTGATAAGATGCTCGTCACCAGCGTACTTAATACGGAACCGACTGCCCTTGATTGACAGAACACTGAAGCCGCCACTTAAGCCAGAGCTAAGGGCATCGTTGTCATCAATCTTAAACGCATCCCGAAGTACTGCGGGTACTGAATTATCAAATTTTATTACTTCACTCATTAGGATTTCCTCCGAAAGCGGATAACGTCCGCTGATTTAAACTCGATACCGGCTGGTATCTCGCCAGAGTTCTGCATGAAATCACGCACAACTACCTTACTAGCCTTTACTTCCATCAACTCAAACTGTCCTGTAGTAGTGACGAAGGAAAGGAAAGCATCCTTGTCAACAACTTTGCATGTGTCTGCGTTGCTAAAGAAGACACTACCGGCTGAGTTACGTGACTCTTCCAGCCCCTGCTTATTTAGTTCGCGGCTTGTCCACTTCTCTATAAGCTTCATCTTCTCGTTAATGGCACAGAGTTCATCCTTGTGCCTTCGTGCGATTGTTTCCTTCTCTTCACGTAGTTTTATATAGCTAGTTATAGCTTGGTCTAGCGTAGCCATTATGTTGCCTCCTTAAACATGTCTAACAGTATTCCCTGACACTTCTGCTTACCCTCAAGTCGTTTGTATATCTTCTCCTCGACCTTAGAGCCAACGATGTGCAGGATGTGCGTGTGCTTGTCTTGCCCTGCCCTTGTAATACGTCCGCAAGCCTGCTCATATATTTCTGTTGACCATACAGGTGCGAACCAAATGACAGTATCTGCCTTGGTCAATGTAATACCATGAGCCATACAACCGGGGTGTGCTACTAATACCTTTGGATGCATACTCTGTTGGAACGATGTAAATATTCTATCTCTTTCTGCTTTGGGTGTTTCACCGCTGATAGAATCAACAGTGAAGTACTGCTCCAAAACTGTACCAATCATAGTAACAGAAAACTTGAACGGGGTGAAGACAATAACCTTCTCATCGGATTCTCTTATCATCTCTATTAAGAGCTTGAACCTAGGGTTGCTCTTAATAATCTTACGTACTCCGTCATGCCCATATATAAATCCCGATGCTATCTGTAACATCTTAGAAATCTTTACGCCTTCATTAGCTGCTGTTATCTTCTTCTCACGAACCTCCACTGCATAGCTACTCATCATAGCCTTGTATGCTGTTTCCTGCTCCTTTGTCATATCTATACTGCGGTAGCCGTATGTGGTGGGTGGCATGTCGAAGCTGTCGTCACGGGTATACCTGACTGCTGGCTGCATTGCTTCATGCACTACATCATATGCCTCTGGTCTGGCTATCCATCTGAATGTACTGACCTGACGCATAACCTTAGCTTTGAAGGCACGCCCGCTATATGAAACTCTTTCTGGTGTTAGCAACCTAACCTGTCCCCACGCATCAGTAGGTTCATTAGGTGTCGGTGCGCCCGTCATACCCCATGCGTACTTAGCTGCGCTAACAAGAGGCTGAAGAAGTTTCCACCGCTTAGTACCAGCGTTGCGGTATATAGCCAGCTCGTCTATGATTACTACATCGAAATTCATCGCGGCTAGTTCATCCCTTATCACAGCTATGCCGTCATGGTTTATAACGTATATGTCAGCGGGCACTTGTAGCAGCTTAGCTCTCTTAGCCTTAGTACCGAACAGGCTTATGCATTCAAGATGATTGAACCTAGTAAATACTTCACGCTCCCATACCGAGGTGAGTGTAGACAGAGGCGCAACAACTAGGCACTTCTTTACTACCCCTTGCTCCCGAAGGAAGTCGTAGGCAAATAGGGCGGCACATGTTTTACCCGTACCGATACTATTAAGTACGTACCCACGCTTACTACTAACCAGCATGGCGGCGGTAGATATCTGAGTATCAAAAGCCTTAACGCCTGACCACCCATACTGGCTGAGTATAGGAGAAGGAACTTCGTACCCTATGTTATTGAGTAGCTTTGTTTCCTCAACGCTGTGTGGTACTGATAGCCACTTACCATCCTGCCATTCATGTGTGAGCGCGGTGGGTATTAGCGCGGCTACTTTCCCACTATAGGGAAGCATAACTTTCTTGTGCTTAGTACTAATAAAGATGTTATTCATTTAGAATCTTCTATGCTTCGCAACATCATTATCTTAATGATGTTTGTCTCCAATTCTTTTATGTCCCCATCACATACGAACGCATACCCTCCAGAATCTCGTATGCTATCCATAGTCATAACTTGTCTTGCTGTCGCCTTCTTGCCGGGAGCCTTCGCTTCTATGCCAACGTACATGCCACGTACACAAACTAAAAAGTCTAATGAAGGTGCGCCCATACCATTACCAACAGGCATGAACCAATAGGCTTCGTACTTACGTAGCATTTTCTTTATGTCTTCTTTAACTTTCCCTTCTGGTGTCATAGCTATATCCCATTAAGCGGGCAGTCTTTTACCTCGCAGTTTCTCTTGCACAAAAAATTCTGTCGTTTAGGGAAGGTATCTGTGCGGTGCGCTTTGTTGTACGCCTCTATCCTAGGCATGAGCATGTTCCATACCTCTACAGTATCTTCCCTAGTAATTACTTCGCTTGTTATTTTCTTATCCTTAATCCACCAGTACATCAGCTTGATGCGCTCTAGTTCTGGACGGAATAGAAACAGTATGCATGCGGACACTTGTAGCTGAGTGAAGTCGTCTGACATACGCCCTGTCTTGTAGTCTACTAATACTGCATCGCTACCTTTGATGGCTAGGTAGTCAACGATAGAGCGAAACCAAACATCCCTATCGAACCAGCCTGTTGGTCCCATGTCTTCGGTAATGGCTAGCTGTTGCTCGGTTAGTATCTCGTCAGGCTTAGGCTTAGGGTTGGCGAACTTGGCTGCATATTTTTCTAGGTGGGTCATGTGCATGGGAAGTTTCTTGCCCTTCTTAACACGCATTTCTAGGGCTGCGTGTACTTCCTTACCATAGTCAGCGGCGCTACCAAACACAGGACTAACGTCCTTAACAACACTGGTGTGGTAGAACTTCTTAGGGCATAACTCATAGGCATTGAGCCTACTGAAACTAACAGCTGGTTTTTTCAAGTTTAGTACTCACTTCTATTGCTTTACGTATATACCAGTCGGCTTTTTCCAAGTCCTCTGCCCGACTTCCCTTTAGTCCAGCTCTCCATAGGTACTTCATAGCTGTACCCCTACAATGGGCTATGAACCCAATGTCGCCTAGCGAAGCGTGGATTGCATCAATACATTCTATCCCTCCCTGATTGTAGTGGGGTGGGTTGGTAACCATATCTGACTTACTCATTGTCAGTCTCCTCTGGCAATGTTTTTAAAAAAGTACCGGCTGTTGAGTCCTGCGCCGGTGGACAGGTAAGGGATTCCGCTCTATTTTAAAGTCACGCCGTGAGCGGAAGGCACTCAACTTGCCTACTATGGACCGACATGACCGACAACAATTTATTTACACTGTGCGTAGTTTTCACCTACATTTATCTCGCTGTCTAGTGGTACGTCCTTCATCCAAGGGGGGCGGCGCATAAACACAGCCCTCAAACCATGGCGAAGTTTTTCAACGTCTTTGTCTTCACATACAAACACAAGCTCATCGTGAACACTAAGCGCGGCTAGCTGATTGAACTCAGCTAACTTCAGCTCAGCCCTTGTCATTATTATTCTAGCCAGCGCTTGTACTATGTTCTCTACTAACTTAGCACCATATAAAGTATACGTACTCTTACCTACATAGTACGTGTAGTTTCCTGTTGACTCATCCTTACTAAGTCCGTTGTAAACTATTGGCATGTTGTTGGGTAACCATACTGTGCCAGCTGCATCAGTGGTGCATGGACCGAACTTAACTGGTCTGCCCTCCGCCATACATTGCACAACGTGGTCGGCTTCTTTCCAGAGCGCACGAATCTTCCAGAAGGTTGTGCGGTAAGTGCGTACTGTTGACGCACAGAACTCATGGGATAGCTCATGCCCATCGGCTTGCATCTGTTCATAGAACCTATCCGGTCCCATTCCGTAGCCTAGCCCTAGTATGCATGTCTTACCTATGAATCTTTCGTCAGGGTTATCCGTCTTGTTAATGCTCCGACCGTATATCTTCTCAGCGAATAGAGAGTATACATCCTCACCCCTACTGAACTGCTCCATAAGGTCAAGCTGCCCTGCTAGCGTTGCTGTTATGCGTGCCTCAATCTGTGAGTAATCGGCAGCGACAACTTTATGCCCCTCAGGTGCTACTAACCCTTGCCTTAGTACCGACCCACGCTTCATGTTTTGTAAGTTAGTCTTGTCTGTACCACCGAACCTACCTGTACGTGCAGCCCAATACATAAGTGCTGCTGGAAAGCTACCACCTGTTAGGTTGCTTATGTTTTTAAATCTTTCTAGTCGGGTTACTAACTGCGTTGACTTAATGGCTAGCCTAGCCTTACATATAGTTTTTACATTAGCGCCATTAACATTCATAAGCTTTTGGAAATCTACATCGTCCTTAGCAAATGCATACGTAGACTTACCAGTAGTAGGGCTTATCTTCATAGGGACATCTACACCCAAGTCCTTCAGCACCTTAGCGAACTGAGGATTAGATGCTAGCTTAGTCTTTGGTATGCCTGACGCAGTAATAAGTAAGTCACGGTCAATCACATGCTGGTCAAGGGCATCTTGGAATACTCCAACGTCACCCATTAGCTGCGGCTCAGAGAACTTACGTATAGTAAGGTGAACTTGTTCTCGCTCATCTACTGGCATGCCGTACTCAGTAACATACTTATGGTACAGCTTCACGGTCAGGTCAGTATCCTGCCTACAGTACGCCATGTACTTTTCCATAGCGTCTTCAGAGAAATCTTTGCGGCGCATACCAATCGCTGCGACAGCTTCATCACCCTTAACACCAAGCCCTAAGTACTGAGTAGTATTGTTAAGAGACATGCTATCCGTAAATGGCACAACGTATGGGCGCGATGCCATCATCGTACAGAACATACGGTGCGGGTGTATGTCGAACACCCACGCTAGTATTGCAGCCTCAAAGTGTGCGTTGTGAGCTACCATTAAACCAGTACCCCAATCGAACTTATCTAACCACGCCTTAGTATCAAGTCTTGAACCAGTGAACGACTCAGCAGGCTCGTCATTGACAGCTACTGAAACACCGATTACTTGGAAGAGCGGGTTTAATATATACTCAGGGTAAGATAGACCACGTAGCCCGTAACCGGAATCATAATATGTCTCGAAGTCAATAGTGTACCTGTCCATGATAGCCCTTATGCTGTGTGGATAATGGGAGTATACATTGGGGGAAAGTGTTTGGCAACCTATATATGTGAGGTAATACAAAGTGAGTGCAGAAAATAGCGTATCAAGAAGTGTATCGAAGAGTGTCGGAAGAGACTTAACTGGTAGTGGTGGGGGTAGTGGTGATAACCCTGACCATGTACGTGCCTTAGCTGATGCGAACGCTGCAATACTAAACCTTACTAGCGCATCCACATACGCCACGGATATAGTCTGGCAGTGGGTATACAACACCTCATACGCTGATCAATGGAAGCACATAGACCGGGTTTATATCCCTAGGATTAACGCGGCTTCGGCGTTCACCTGCTTGAAGACTGGCACTGTAGCTACAGCTAGTGATGCTAACGGTTCGGACGTACCACAAGATGGGTTCTCTATGTCCGCTACTACTAGCGTTGACTTGAACACCTCCCTTGCCAGCCTGTATGGTACTACTAGCGTTGACGCTTGTGTTATTGGTACGTTTATAAGCGCGGTTTCTTCTGAGACAGGGTTCTATAACGTAATAGATGGTGACCCTGACAGTTCTGATGTTGGTGTTTCTGGTAACGTAGGTACTGGCACGGCGGTTTTAAATTGGTTGGGTGGGTATTTCCCTGCTGCTTCTACCGTGCCTAACTCGGCGTTGGTAGGTAAATTAATACAACTGCAAAGTGATGCGACCGCTACTGCTGGTACAGCTTTGCTATCATTACCTGATGGTACTACGTACTCAAGTACCAACTATACAGGGCAGACTGACCTACCCTCTACACTAACTCAGCATAAACCAAACGCATCAGCAGGTGCGTCTGTACAAACTTGGGCTATGACATACGTAGCAAGCTCTGACTTGGATTACCTTAGCTTCGCGGCTGATACTACCGAGATGCTTGAAGCTCTTACAGAAACTATACATCCTTGGACTGAGGTGTTTAGCGGTGGCGATAGTCTACAGCGGTACAACTCAGTCCCATACCCCGCTGCCGATGACACGGTCTTCTACGGTATGGAGCAGTACTTCACAGCCTTCGTTACCACGCTCAACAGGCATGCTGTTACAGGCTCTACACTAGCTGAACTAAACGTGAACATGGCGGCTGATATGGCAGGGGAGAATAACGACAGCGCAATCATAGGTTCTGGTGTTAACGACATAGCAATACTCTACAACCGTGGAGATTTGTCTGTTGCTGAAATCATTACTAACATGGCGGCTAGAGTAGACACTTGCTTCGCTAACCTAGCTACTAACAATATTAAATACATATACTGGCGCAACATCATGCCCGCTAAGGGCAGTCCTTATTCGAGGGGTACGGCTGCTGATGGTTCGTTCGATAACTACGATGAAGTTATGGAAATACTTAACGCACACCGTGACAAGATTGTAGCTGAGTGTGCGGCTAGACCAAACGCATACACCGATACCAGATTGTACGGGATACTGGAATCCTCTGACCCAGACTATGCTGACTTCATAGAGGGCGCATTTAATACAGGGCAGACGGGTGAATGGGACGGGTACGGGAACAATCATGCTGGGTATACAACAGGAACTAAGCCAAGATTTTCCGCTACCGCAAGCGGTGCAATTATGGACGGACTACACACCAGTGAAGCTGCCGCTAAGCTTTGCGCGGCTATAGTCGGTGGCACTATCAGGGCAGTTAGATACTACAAGGGGCTTAGACCATAGAGGGGATGGTTTCTGATACCCTTTTTATGTCCGATATTTCAAGCTCTATTTCAAGCTCTTCTAGTACTCCGAGCGGTTTCCCGTGTACTCTGAATCCACTCTCTGCGATTTCGTGTACTACTGGAAGTACATCGACAGACTGCCGATCAATGAACGAACAAGCCACCGATGTTTGAATCTCCTTACGTTTAGGGAGTGATCGGCAGTGGAGTATGTACTTCTCCACCACATCGTTTGGCAGAGATACGAGTGTGGCTTTGGCTTCTGTAATGCCTGTTACCTCGTACCACTCACTAGGTAAACGCAGAGTTGCACGAGGTAACACATACATACCAACTAGGGTGCGTGCTAGGAGTCTCCTACTCGCTACGTCCATAGTATGGAACTTTTTGTACTGGTAGTGCATACGGGTTTTGTAAAACATAACCTTGTCTTCTTCTTCTTTTAGTATACTCATAGCTTTAGCCACTTATCTTGCTTACCAAGCCACCCTGATAGACTGCTCGTCTCTCTCTGATGTCCAGTGCCTTGGTTATTTATAGTATAGAGCAGGCACAGGTTAGGGCTAACATCAAGCCAGCGGTCTAGCTTAGCCCGCACCTCCCTGTTTTCCTCTGTATCGTGGGTGAGTATGGTATCGCGTATGTAATCCCTACTTTTCTGCAATGACATTCCCTGCTCCCTATCTCCGGCATAGTACTCCGCCGCCACCACGTACTTACCGTTATATCCCGACACTTGCTGTAGGTTATACGCGGCTTGCCCCATCCATCTTTCCTTTTCGGAAGGTATGAACATATTAATTTCCCCGCGCACCCTGCCAGTACTCATTAGCAGCATAGCTGCCTCGATATGTGTTGCTTGCTGGTGATCTAGGTTAGTAATAAGAATACTTCTCCTCGTAGAAGTAAGTGATACATACGCAGTAGGTAACTCCAAGTATGAAGCGATAGGTGCTAGGAAGCTGAACCCCTTCCCGCTTACAGCTTGGTGAACACCTGACCTAATGGATTTCCTAATTGCATTGCGGCTAGCGAATACATTATCGAACTTCTTAAAGTACTCCGCTTTCCTAGTTACTAATCCCTCATTAGTTGCGATACACCCTAGTGGTGTGAACGTCCATGTGTCCCCGCCGGAAGAGGGCTTGCTGACTGTGGTTGAGTTTATATATTTGGTTTTCATAGTTGTTTCTCCTTAGTATTAAATTACTGTTCATCCATTGGCAGGCGGTCAGTATCCCTAGTTACATCTAGCCTGCACGTACCTTCCATGGGGGTGTTCCTCAAGGAAAATTGGGCTATGTTCCGCACATCTTCATCCCCGTTCGCTACACGCTTCTCATGCACAACCTTGTTTATCAGCCCCTTACCTAGCCAGTCGCTTAGTAGCTGGAGCTTGTACTCCATTGACACGCGCTTACTTAGGGGCGTGGGTGGCAAAGCAACCGCTACTGTACTAGGGCGCTCTACAGTGGATAAAGTATCAGATATCGTTTCTTCATTGCTCCATATCTGCTCAAGCTTGTAGCCATGAGCCAACATCTCCCGCTCATACTTTTTATCCGCAGCGATCTTGTCTTTGAAGTACTTAGGTAATGAGGGCTTGCGTGTGTACTGACCTGCTGTTTCCAGTATATGGTCAGGAAGTATCGTACTGATGTCTGGCACTAGAGCCTTGAGCTGACCAACAGTCCTAGCATGGGTATGTATGAGGTTAGTTACTTCCTGCAACATGTTAACCACCGCTGCCATCCTCATGGTCTCGATACATACATCCAGCATCTCTTTATAGATAGGATGCCCCACATCTATAAGCGGTACTCCGATTCGCCCAGATACCTCTGGCAAGGTGAGCGTCTCCTTCCGATTTGTAAGGCGTGGGTTTCTGCGGGTGACAGAGTTACCCCCCACTTGCTTACCTATACGGTAGTTATACCTGTACCTCATTCCGTCTGGCGCGGCTACGTCCATCGTATGCCTATAGCCACGCTTTAATATTGATTTGGAATTGGTCTTGGTTGCTACCGATAGGAACAATTTGTTATCAGGGGTAAGCGATTCCGTCCACCATCTGTCTGAGTTGGCTACCACCCGTAAACGAATGGGGTCAACGCAGTGGTCTATAAGCGAATCGAAACGCTGTTCCACCCTATCCCTATCGCTAACCGTTAATCTATATTGAGTCGTCATTGTCTATCTCCTTAAAAAAGGGCGCTGTCTAAGCCGCCCAACAGCATCATTTGTCTATGTCTAAACGGATTGTCTCCCCGTATGGACACACCTTATTGGTCGTACTAACCACAACTACAGGGTAAGGCGGCGCAACATCCCATCGTGTATAACCATCAGTAAGTATGATTAACACATCAGGTGTTATGTCCTCCTCAGCAAGAGTCTTATATATGGCAGGCATATACGTACCGCCGCCACCTTCAGCCACGTACTGCTCAATCTCACACACTTCCTCCATAGTGTGAGGTGGATAGGCTTGCGTATCACATGAGCCTACCTGTAGTACCTCAGGCGCGGCTTCGGTCAGTATCCCAGCTATCTCCGATAGGAAGTGTGTGAGTTCATGATCACCAATAGAACCTGATGTGTCTATGTACACCACAACATGCCCAGCATTAAATCCCGTTGTCCCGGGAAAGTATATGTGCGGAGGGCTGCTGATACGCCTACGGTTAGGGCGCTGCCATGTCGATGAGTCCTTACCAGCTTTAGAAGTAATCTCTAGCATCAGTTTCTCTGACCACTTAACCTGTGGCTCAAGTAACTCAGTCACATACCTCTTCATGCTTTCTGGCATAGAACCTGCTGCCTTAGCTGCTTGCGCAGCACCGGCTACAGCCTGCTTGACCTTTGCCTCATTAGGTGTGGATGAGTCATCACCTTCTTGATGTTCATCGAACCCGTTCTGGTCATCGTTGTCATCGTCCTTAAGCAGACAGTAGACATCATCAGCCAGCATAGCCCCTGTGTAATCAGGGTGGTATAGCCCCATACTAGGCAGCTTACCTATGCCATCGGAGTGCAGCGTGTGGTTGATGATGTAGTCTGTCGCCCTGTTCCAGCGCATGGGTGAGAACACCTTCATGTCAGGACCAAAGCCACGCTCGTTGTAAAGCTTTAGGCGTGGGCAATGGGCGAAGATTACATGCAGTACCTCATGCGCTAGCACGAAGATACGTTCCTCCACATTATTAAGCTCCTCTTTAAAGAACTTAGGGTTTATGTACAGCTTCTTACCATCAGTTGCAGCAGTGGGTACTGCATCTGTTTCCTCAATGGTAAGCAAGCCCATTAACAACACAGCATAGAAAGGCTGCGATGATATGAGGCGGGACATTGCCTCGGTTACTTCATATGAACGTGCCATAGTTGTATCTCCTTAGAATACTTAATGGTTTATGTGTGACTCTTAACTTAGAAAGTCATCAGGGTCAAAGTCGAATGACGATGCCCCGCTATCATGTACTGCTTCTACCTCCTGTGGTTTAGGTTTAACTTCTGCTACTGGATCAACGATGCCTTGATCCATTGGGGTGATGCTCATAGGCTTAGGCTTAGGCTTAGGCTGTGGATTAGCTTGTGCCTCACTACCATCCATGGTTGACAGGGTTGCTAGTACGTCCACCGTATCATCCTCACTAGGTGCAGGCTTTGGTGCGGCTTGCTTCCCAGTTGGGGTAATGTCTGCGGGTACTTCGCTGCCCCTAAGCAATGCTATAGCTCTGTTGGCATGGGTTGCTACCTCAGCACTAAGCGCGGCGTTGCCCTTGAACACTGACACATCAACGTACTTGCTGGTGATTTTGTCATGGACATAGCGTGCGGCATCCTCTATAGATGTTCCCGCTACTCCGTCAGTGGTCGAAGCAATCGCACCAAGCAATCCTATCTCTCTCGATACGTTGGCAAGCATCGTGTTAAACATACGAGTCTTACCTCCGGTCGCTTCTTTAGTTAGCTGCACACTCATAACATCCAGCTTAGCCACAGCCCTATCAACAGCTTCCTGCTTAGCATTCTCCAGTTGCTTAAGCATTCGCTTCTGATACATGGTCTGCAAACCCTCAGCCACCTTAGGTGGTACGGACATACGACTGAAGTCCGAGTCTGTGGGTATGGGTGTGACCGTCATCTGCACATCAAAGTACCGCTTGAACTCGTCAGGTGTAGGATATTCCTCCAATGCCGGAGCCATGCTACCCATCCTAGCGCGTGCGTCTGCGATAATCTGGGGTAACTCATTCGCTACCTCATCACGCAATACCTTTGCAGTGTCCCTGCGTACAGCGAACTCCCGTATAAAGTCCAAGCTATCCGACACTGGCAGTAGTCTATCGCCTTGCGCTGCGCCACTTGTCTCACTGACCCAGCATAGGGTGCGTGAGTACAAGAAGTTACGCATGAGGTTGTATGCCCCACTAACCTGCTTGATGCGCTTGTTATTCTCACCAAACATATTGCGCACGTACTTCCCTGTCGCAGCGGTCGCACCATGTGCAGTATGCACTTCATCGGATATGGCACGGTCAACACGCTGACCACCATACGTCCGCACACGCACGTTTGCCAGCATATAGTTGCTGCTAACGATTGTGCCTATCTCTGTATTTGTTTCTTTGGTACTCATGTCCAATCTCCTTAAATACCCCCCACCATTATTGGTGAGGGGGTGTAGCTACGCTTACTTAAGTGTTGCAGCGACAAGTGCTTTGTTCTCACTTATCCACTTACCTAAGCTCGGCGTATTCATCAACGTACCCTCCGTCTTCTCAATGAACGAACAAGCCGCCGATGTTTGAATCTCCTTCGGCAGTCTGTCGATGTACTTCCATAAGCTCTCCACGTTATCTGAATTGACATGATGCACACAGTTCTGCACGATCATGTACACCGCATCCAGCCTCGAATCGTTAGGAATCTTAGCGGTCAGCGGGTTATCGATCACCTCCTCAATGGTAGGCAGCTCGTCCTTACAGCTAAGGAACGCAAACATATTCGCGGCTGCGCCCTCACCTATATATCCAGCCACCGCAGCCTGAGGTATAGCACCCGTTACGATGTTGTTAATGTCCCCACCACTAGCTGCGGTCATCCAGTTCCAAGCGAACGTATATGAGCGCGGCGTACAGAACGGGCGGGCTTCCTTAGGTACTTCAGTGGCAAACACACCAGCTTGCTGCTTGGCAAACGCCACACCATAGGGATGCATACCAGTACGTTCCCAGTACTTAGTGTAGTCATCCATGTTGAAGTCAAGCTCAACTATGCACTCACGGTTAATGCTGTGCATCATTGGCTTACCCGCACCACTTCTATCAGCCTGCCTATTGGACAGAGCTACTACCCACCACCCCTCAGGTAACTTGAAGTCACCGAACCTACGCTCCAACGTGACCATGTTAGCTGCCTTGTTGGTTAGGTTATCGGCTGCGTTCTTCTCCTCAAGTACCAACACACCACGGGGATGTGCCTCAAGGTATGCCTTGGTTGGCATTAGCCCTGACCGTGTGAAGATAGACGTAGCATTACCCTCGGCATCTTTAGTGGGTATACAGAACCCACGGAAGTCCACCGCATCTATGCTAGGCATATCAACCACCACGATACCAAACTCCTCACCGTAGTGGTCACTCAGTACCTTCGGGAAGGTAGTCCGCGCAACGTCCGACTTACCACCTCCGGGCGGTCCCATTACATGCAACGTCTGCCGTGTCTCATATGTTGGCAGAATGAACAACGGGTTTTCTAAGTCTTGTATTCTCATAGTTACTACTCCTTAACGCTAGGCTCAGTTCCCCTAGTCCTCAATTACCTCACACCTTATGGGTGAGGGTCGTACCCTTAATTACTTACTTACATCGGTGTGTCCTGAACCGACCTAATATCCTTGTGTACGTTGCGCGGCAAGACTTGCACTCTATACGTACTGCATCTATACCTTGCGCGGCTAAGTCATCTACTATTCTCTGGTTCTTTTCATACTCCTCGTACTGTTCGTACTTCCTAGTCGCTAACACCCTTGCCGATACCCTCTCAGCCCTACTCACTCGGGAACCTCCACAGGTATATCCATGCCATAGAAGTCTGTGTATCTGCCACCTTTGATGGGGTATATAAACCTAGCCTCATCCAAGCACTCCCCACCCAGCACCTCACTCCCGTCACCCAACAGCGTTACGCCACCCGTGACTGAGCGCAGCCCACCATTCTCTTGGCAGGCTACTGACAGGTCATGTACGTGGTACATATCTATAGTTACCTCTGTTGTGTACCGACCGAACATAAATATAGCGGCAGCCATCAGCATCACCACTCCCAACTCCGTAAACTTATCCATATTGTTTCCTCCTACCGTGTCAAAAGTAACACGTAGTTACCCACCCCTAAGGATGGGCAACGACTTGCCACTTAGTTTAGATTCCATAGTGTCCAGCTATCTTCATAGTCATCTTCAGCGTCACCGCGTGCCGCGTCCTTGCTTTGCATCACGGCAGCGTGATACCCCTCGTAGTATCCCAGCTGCTCCCTTTCTTTGGCTGTCCACTCTATCTCGTTGTGCAGGTAGTCGATGTACCACTCAAGCTCCAGCACTTTGACAGAGTGGGAGGAAATAATATTTTTTCCTCCTACCGTGTCATACTTTCGCTGTGACCGCAGGTCAGCCCGCCACTTATAGCCTGCGTATCTCTCACGCAGGGATTCTTTCATACTCTTAGCTTTTTCTGACATGACGTTGTGCCTCCTCGATTAATGTACGTACCAGCTTGGTTAATAGTTTGATGTCTGTATTTAAATCCTGTCGAGCCTTCCTGTTGGCATCTTTTAGTGCGCGCAATCGCACCTCCTGTTTGTTTACTTGCGCGGCTAATGATCTAACGTCACCACATAATGAATCTATCTGCCGCTTAACAGCGGGCGGTAACTCAGTCTCTTTACGTATTGGTGTCGGCATTCGCTTTATCCTCGGCTATTCTCTCATGAAGACTGAGGTAGAGCAGGGCTTGCTCTCTCCCACAGGTAAGCAGCAGCTCTTCGCACCTATCCCAATAGAGCGCTTTCTCCTCAAACTCTTTAAGCCTATCCATAATGTCGGCTCTAGTGAACGGCACTCTGCCATCATACATATCACCAAAGGCAAGCTCAGATACCTCAAGCACCTCAAGTTCATGGGCAAGGATGATGCCTATTAGTGTTTCCTTACTCTCATTGCGCAGCTCATCAGCCCGCTGATTCCACTCATGTACAGCTTTGACAACCATCTTCTATTCTCCTGTCATGTGTGTACGCTACAGGATTGTGCATAACACACAGCCATACCCACCCAATGGGTGAGCATGACTCTATGCTAAAACCTACTCATACTCCCCATAGTAACTTGCTGAAAATAGATTTCTTAGGGAGCGTTCGCGTTCATAGTGGTAAGCCTGAACCTCTTCTTGCAGTACTTCGAGTGCATCCCAATAGGATTCCGCAGCATATATGATGCTACCTTCCTCGTCATAGACTGCCCAGTTATCTCTGACTCGGGGTTGTGTGTTGCCGAATTCATCACAGGGTGCATTGAGGTCTACAATGCGAGGGTTGGTTTGTTTCTTAGCCATACTATTCTCCTTGTGGTGGTGGTGGTGTGATTAGTAACGTCTTACCTAATGATATTGTAGTCGATAAGGTAAGACGTTACTACTGTTTAACGGGGTGGCTTATTGCGCGGCTGAACGCCCATTGCGCGGCTGAATGTAGTCGGTCGTCCCTGTAGTCGTCCCATTGAAACCGTTGGTATCATTGGAGTCGACCCAAACGTCCCCGTATATGCCACTTTCAAAAGTAAAGGGGGGTGGTGGCAATAAATGCGGGTAAAAAGTTTAGCCTTTTAATCACTATATTTTTGGAGACCCCTTTATTCTCTGCATGAGCATATTAGGGCGGTTATAAATCTATTTCTAATAAAAAGGTATATAGAGCAACGGTTTCAGCCCTTCTGCCTTTCAAAATCCATGGGCGGTTAAGGGGACGACCGAGGGCGGTTATCCCTGATGACCGACACTTTCTAGCTTTTGTCGGTGTGGTTTGTTGTCATTCATTGCCATGAAGCCGCGCAATGCAGCCTCATGGCAATAAAATAGCCGCGCCAATAACATCTCACCATTAAGGTAAGACGTTACTAGCGCGGCGTACGTACCACCGTCAAGAATTATCCCTGACGGTTTGTGTACGCTACCTGTAACATCGCAGCAGTAGCACCTTGAGCAATCATTCGTTTCTCAAAGGCTAGCAACGCAGTATCAAGCGCGGCTTGCTTTTTCATGCGAGTAGTTGAAGCTTTCTTTTTGGCTTTCACTTCAACGGATGCATCAACTTGAGCATTGTGCAGCTCAACCTCAATCCGTGGTGCATCCTTCTCACCTTCGACTGACATGGTATCCTTAAGGGCAGCGCGGCGTTTCGCGCCCAACGCTTTAGCAGCCTTACCTTTTTGGGCAACGTAAACCCATTCGGAATCCTTGTTACCAACCAAAGACCAAGACGCGCCGACAACCTTACGGATAACAATGATGTCTTCCTTGATTGTCCGTGCTATGCGCGATGCATCAAGCAACGTATTGAGCATAGGCATATCATCATGCGTCACCGCATGGGTGATAGCCGAGTCACGCATCAGCTTGAAGTCAGCTGCTTTCTTTTTAGCCTTCGTACTTGTTGCTTCAACTAGCGCCGTTCGTGTTGCTTCAAGTGTCATTAGATTTCTCATAATATTATTTCCTTATGGTCACGCAGGAAGTCCCCTTGTGTACCGGTATGCGTTCTCATGGTGAAAACGCATAACGGTACACACTCACAATGTGAGTGTGTCCGATATGTTAATTACCAATGCTGGCACGCTGTCCATGCTGCGCGCCGTGTTCACCTATCCCGAAGGCATAGGATCAGCACCTGTATGATATGACGTTGTCACGCCTATCTGCGAAGCCCCATAGCGGCTATTGTCGCGATGCACCACCTAGCCAATTCGCCCTTCCACGCCCGCGCTACCGTTCGTGCTGAATCCGCCTACCATC